TCCTCAGGTTTCAGGTCTGCGAATGCGTCAGGAACCTGATAACAAACCCTCCTATGCGTTTGGTGGTCCCGTTAACACGACGGCATCTGGCAATCCTGTCCCCCTGCTTTATGGGCAACGGGAAATTGGCGGTGCCATTATATCCGCCGGGGTTTATGCAGAAGATCAGCAATAAACCAAACCACGTACTGCAAGCCACCTGACGGTGGCTTTTTTATGGACGCGATATGACGACGACAATCATCAAAGGCCGCGGTAAAGGTGGCAGCAATCAGACCCGAACACCCGTTGAAGCACCGGACAGCATTCAGTCCATTGCAAGGGCAAAGGTGCTGATTGCGCTTGGAGAGGGTGAGTTCGCTGGCGGGCTTGATGGTAAAAACATTTTTCTTGGTGACTCATCTTCCTACACGCCTCTTCAGAACGCCGACGGAAGTTATAACTTCAATAATGTGAAATATGAGTTCCGTTCCGGTACTCAGGACCAGGACTACATTCAGGGCTTCCCCGGCATTGAAAACGAACTTCAGGTTTCATACGAGCTGAAACAGGCTGTGCCGTACGTGCGCGCGGTATCCAACACGCAGCTCTCTGCGCTGCGAATTCGCCTGGGATGGCCAACTCTTTTACTCCAGAAAAACAACGGTGATAAAGTCGGCACCCGCATCGAGTATGCTATCGATCTGTCGGCCGATGGCGGGCCGTATGAAACGGTGGTTAACGGTGCTGTTGATGACAAAACCACGTCGCTTTATGAGCGCAGTCACCGCGTCAATCTTCCGAAAGCCTCGACTGGATGGCGGTTGCGGGTTCGCAGAATCACGCCGGATTCCACGAGCGTGAATATCGTCGACACCATGCGCGTTGTGGCCGTTACTGAAATTATTGACGCCAAACTTCGCTACGTTAACACAGCGCTGCTGTATGTGGAGTTTGACGCAAAGCAGTTCCCTAATGGCATTCCTCAGGTTGTGTGTAATCCGAAAGGGCGAATCATCCGTGTACCTGATACTTATGATCCCGAAACCCGCACTTATTCTGGTACATGGGAGGGCGTATTTAAATGGGCATGGACGGATAATCCTGCCTGGATTTATTACGACATCATTCTGAACGAGCGCTTCGGGCTGGGTCAAAGAATTGATGCGACTCAGATAGACAAATGGGAGCTTTATCGTATCGCCCAGTATTGCGATCAGCAGGTACCAGATGGCAAGGGCGGAAGTGGGACGGAGCCTCGTTTTCGTTGCAACGTTTATATTCAGGACCGTAATGACGCCTGGACTGTACTTCGTGATCTGGCGGGTATATTTCGCGGCATGACGTACTGGGGCGACAATAAGATGTATGTCCTGGCTGATATGCCACGGGATGTGTGGCACATCTATAACCACGCCAGCGTTGTTGAAGGAAAATTTACCTTTGCGGATCCGAGTGAAACCACCCGAAACACTGCCGCGCTGGTGAACTGGTCAGACCCAGCCAATCACTATAAAGACACGCCTGAGCCTGTTTACGATAACGATCTGGCCATGCGCTTCGATTATCGTCAGCTCGAAATGACTGCGATCGGCTGCACCAGGCAGTCAGAGGCAAACCGGCGGGGGCGCTGGGCGCTGCTCACTAACGGTATCGGCGAGGTGGTGACCTTCAGCACGGGCATGGACGTTCCCCCCGTTGGTGAGGTGATCGGCGTGGCAGCTAACGAGCTGGCCGGAAGAACTATCGGTGGCAGGGTAAGTGCGGTTAACGGCCGCAACATAACCCTCGATCGCGCCGCTGATGTGAAGGCCGGGAACCGGCTGTTTTTGAATCTTCCGTCAGGCACAGCTCAGGCCAGAACCGTCCAGGCCGTTAACGGAAACACAGTCACTGTCACCACACCCTACAGCGAAACGCCGGAGGCTGAATGTAACTGGGGTGTGGACTCTGACGATCTGTTTATAGCGCTTTTCCGTGTTACGGGAACGCGGGACAACAACGACGGTACTTTCGAGGTCACCGGGACGACTTACAACCCTGATATCTATTCCGCTGTTGATACCGGCGCAAGACTGGACGAGCGGCCAGTCAGTGTCATTCCACCGGGGGTTCAGGCTCCCCCAGGAAATATTGTCGTAGACAGTTACTCTACGGTTAACCAGAACATTGCGATTACCACTATGCGCGTTGCCTGGGATTCTGTTCAGGGTGCAGTTGCGTACGAGGCGGAATGGCGGCGTGACAGCGGCAACTGGATTAGTGTGCCCCGAACGTCTTCTCTCGGCTTTGAAGTGCAGGGTATCTACTCGGGTCGCTACCTGGTCCGTGTCAGGGCGGTGAACGCCAGCGACGTTTCATCAGTATGGGCGACATCATCAGAAGTAAATCTTACGGGTAAAGTGGGCAATCCGCCGAAACCGGTCGGCTTCATCGCTTCCGATAATGTGGTATTCGGTATCGAGCTGAACTGGGGATTCCCGGCGAACACCGACGACACGCTGAAGACGGAAATTCAGTACAGCCTGACCGGGACGGAAGACGATGCGATGCTGCTGGCAGACGTACCCTATCCGCAGCGCAAGTATCAGCAGATGGGCCTTAAGGCAGGGCAAATTTTCTGGTACCGCGCGCAGCTGGTGGACCGCAGCGGAAACGAATCAGGGTACACAGACTTTGTGCGCGGGCAGGCCAGCATCGATGTATCCGATATCACCGATGCAATCCTGGAGGACATGAAAGGCTCCGATACGTTCAAGGACCTGATCGAGAATGCGGTAGACAGCAATGAAAAAATTGCTGGCATGGCTGACGATATCAAACAGGCCAACGACGAACTGGCGCAACAGGCGCAGGAAATCGCCAAAAACGCCCAGGATATCGGGAAAGTTCAGACCAGCGTTACAAACCTGTCGAGCACGGTCGGAGATGTGTCTTCTTCTCTGAGCGAGCTTGAGCAGACAGTGGCGACGGCCGATACCGCACTGGGTCAACCTGGCGCAGGTGGCGGCGCGCAAAACGCTGTCGGCATCGGTCGCCGGTAACAGCGCGCAGCTGGACCGCATTGATGAGGTCATCGTCAACGAGAAGGAGGCAACGGCGCGTTCGCTGATGAGTTTGCAGACTGACGTGAACGGCAACAAGGCATCCATCAACAGCCTGAACCAGACCTTCTCCGATTACCAGCAGGCCACCGCCACGCAGATAAACGGCATCACGGCGACCGTTAACGGACACACATCAGCCATCACAACCAACGCTCAGGCCATAGCGAACGTTAATGGTGATCTGAAAGCGATGTATAACATCAAAGTTGGCGTCTCCAGCAATGGACAGTATTACGCCGCAGGGATGGGGATTGGCGTGGAGAATACGCCATCCGGCATGCAGTCACAGGTCATCTTCCTGGCTGACCGCTTCGCAGTAACGCACCAGGCCGGAGCGACCGTTACGCTTCCTTTCGTTATCCAGAATGGACAGACCATAATTCGGGACACGGTCATTGGAGACGGGACGATTGGAAACGCCAAGATCGGCAGCTATATCCAATCTTCAACCTGGGACGGCACCGGGAACGTTGGCTGGCACATCAACAAATCTGGCTACGCGACGTTTAACAACGTGACCGTTCGCGGCTCGATTTACGCCACAAACGGTAATTTTTCTTTCAATGGCTCCGGCAACACAACGGTGATTAATGGTAATGGCGTAACCATTAATATTCCGGGTGGCGGCCGCATCGTACTGGGGACGTGGACATAAAATGCCGACAGGACTACTGATAGAACTAAATGACGGCGGAAAGCGCATGGAGATAACTGCGGGCCTGCGATGCCCGTCCTTTGGGGCCAACTTTGACAGTGGCTACCAGAAAGCCAAGTACGCTGATGTTGCCGGTTATGTTTCCGGGGCGCAGGTGCTGTTTATCCCTCACGCAACGGCTTATCTTGATTCAGGGCTGCTTCATAAAATGAACTCGGTCACCATATCCGGTGGCCGCGTGACGCAGAACTCCACGATGAAGGATGTAAGCATCAGTGAGCGTGAAAGTACGTACACGTTCCCCGGTAGCCTCTGGCAGATATTTCCGTCAGGCCAGCGTAGTGGTGTGGGTCTTCTCATCAGCAACAGCACTGACTTCACCTCAATAACCAATGCTACACAGTCAGGACAGTGTATCTGGAAGGGTACCGTCAATGTTCCCACTGGCGGCTGGGCAGTTCCCACGATAGCGGGGTACGACAAGTCCAAATACATCGTGCAATAGCGGCAACACCGTCGATTTCGATGGCAACACGGTCAGGTTCTTCAGCCCTCCATCCACCAACGATGATGCTCCAACGACCGGCACGATAGATATTGTCATCTTTGCCAGTGGCGTGGCGCCTCAGCCGGGCACCGGGCTCAACATCTTCAATGCAGCCGGGGCCTGCACGTTTTCAACGACAAAGCGGCCTTTCGTCTACCTCAACCAGCTCTGGACGCCTTCAAAAAATGCCGTGAGCATCGGCAGCGGGTATGTTCCGCTGGGTAGATTCGGGCTGATGGCTCACGAAGTTAATGGCATGTACGTGTATCGAATGTTCGGAATAAAAATACAGAACGGCAGTGCTTCAGTTCAGGGTGGGAAATATCTGGGGCGCGAGCGGTATGCAATTTTTGGTAATGACACGGTAACGCCACTGAACCTTCCCGTTCTCCCCGATATGTACGTCTGAATAAACTGTCTTTTTAATCAACCTCGCTCCGGCGGGGTTTTTTATTGCCTGGAGAAAATATGCTTTATAACACTGGCACCATCGCCATTAACGGAAACACTGCAACCGGCACCGGCACGAACTGGACGGCACCCGCCAGCCAGATTCGGGTTGGCCAGACGTTGTTTGTTCTTTCTAACCCGGTACAGATGTTTCAGATCACGGCCATCAACAGTGCGACGTCACTGACGATTACACCCGCCGCGTCTCCGGCCCTCAGCGGCCAGAAGTACGGCATTCTTGTTACTGATAGTCTCTCGGTCGACGGCCTGGCGCAGAGCATGTCTCAGCTCATCAACGAGTATGACGAAAATATCGGCGCCTGGGAGACGTTCGCCACCACCTCAGCAAACCAGAGCATCACCGTTACCATCAACGGCGCTCGTGTAACCATTCCGGCGATCGGCAAACTGGTCCAGAAAGGGAGCAATGGGGCGGCTGGAGTTTCGGACGGTGGGACCGGGGCAACGAATGCCGCTGACGCTCGCACAAACCTCGGTTTGGGAAATAGCGCTACACGAAACGTTGATGAGCAGTTTTCCCCAGGTTCCGCGTATCTGAACGGAGCAGCTGTAATGGCGCAATGCCATCGCGATTATCGCAGTCTCGGCTCTTATGACGCTATATCCCAGTACCCGCTCGGTATGTCTTTTGGTATACAGCTTGGAGGAAACGCCTGGGGAGGAGGAAGCGGAGTAGATACATACACGGGTATGTTAACACTCCGTGGCTGGCAGGATTCGACGGGTGGTGGCTATGCGTCGTGGCAGCTTGCGTCAACCTCTCAGGGGCTCAAGTATCGTCAGGGTAATGGAACAATTCAGGGCAATGCTAACGTCGGGTTCTCCACGACGCATACCCTTTATTCGACGCAGAACACCACAAAAGCCAGCGATGGAACGCTCAAGGCTGCATCTCCGATCGCCAGAATCGTAAAATCTCAGGAAGAGAACCAGCGTACCGATGTTGACGAAGTAGGCTTCACCTGGTGCGGCTGCGGTACGGCGAACGCCGAGGCTGAAGGGATCAATATCTCGCGGATGGATGTTGGGGTGTATGTTCTTATCGGCTCGGCAGGCCTGGCATCAGAAGGTTGGCAATTGCTGCCGCCAATGGACCCGGGTGGAATGGGAGAACTGGGTGTTGTTGAAGCAGAGCAGACGGGAAGCGGTGGGCTGACGATTCGGCTTTTTAAGCGGAAATACATGCTGAGCGATGAAGGGGAGATCGTCAAAACAAAAGGGGCTCCTATGGATGTTCCGGCCAACAGCTGGATCGACGTACGCCTCGACATGCCTGATGATAGCATTTGGAATACAAGATCTTCTGAAGCTTCTCTGGAACTGACAGAGCAGCCAGCAGTCATTCAGCCTTAAAAATTAATAGGCGAACCCAAATTGATCTGCATTCCATTTAAAACTACTGTATATAAACACAGTAATAAAGGGAGTGCAGATTATGCCCCGAAATTCAGATATTCAGGCCGCCTTTATTGCGGCCATAGAGCTTAACCCAAAGGGCTACCGCTACCTGAGAACAGACCGCTTCATACAAAAGTTGCGTGGTTTTAACTGGCACTTTACCCGTGACGATGCAAACAAGTGGATAGAGCGCAACCAACCTGGTTTCGCTGATAAAACGACAGACGGTAGCGAAAACCGTTACTGGATCTTGCGTAACATGGGGAGGGTGCACTGATGGGATTCGCATCACCAGCAGCTGATTATGTTGAGCGTCAACTTTCCCCAGCAATCCTGTGCAACATCGGGGCTGAAAGCAGGGTGCTCGAAACTGATATGGGGTTTGCGGTCATAGAGCCAGCAACGAAAAAGACGCCTGGAGATGTGTTGTTAATTTTGTGCGACGGCCACACACAATTTGCAAAACTCATGGGCAAGGCGCTCATTACGGATGATGGTGAAGCGATTGAGGGAGCAGCGCTTGAAGAAGTGGAAGTACTGGGTAGGGTGACATTCTTCATCAATCGTGCATTAGATGATGATTGCCCTGCAATATAGATAAATTTCCCCATGCTTCACTGACGAATAACCAGCCATAAGCGGCT